ATAACAGAGTGCACAATATGAGCGATACAATTTCCAGCGTTTCCACCGCGTGATACCAGCAGAACCATGGATGGACACGCGGCCCCGGTTGGTACATCACAATCCCTTCTCGAAGTCCGCGGAAGAGGCCCCATATCGTGGCCGTGATTAACGCGGTAATCATCATACTATCCCCATCCCTGTCTTTATCATAAACGCATCCCTCGCGCCCTTTTTCATATCGACGTGAATGTGAACCGGAGAAATCTCAATGCGCCGGAATCCCGCCGCAATGAAACATTTCACCATGTTCATCCGGGCTTCCATATTTGAGCAGCGGATGTCAGCCGCCCGCCCGTCCATGTGCGCGGAACGGGGAGCGCCCCCGATTTCCGTGTTGTGCGGTTCACATCGGGTCATGGACGTCGCCTCCATCGGAGCGCCGTATAAGTCCCGCGCCGTATTCAGCGCCCGGAGAAAGTCATTGTTCCTGTCCACCAGATTCAGGCCACAGTCAGGACATTCTTTCTCTTTCTCAGTGAAGTAATCCATCATCCCCCCAATTTCCCATTCAATGATTTCTCTATCCGTTCCAATCGGTGGTCAACTTCCTGATGTGTTCTTTCGCAGGTTTCTGTCCACCGCTTACCCTCTTTTATTTCCCGTATATCATCCGACATGGCGCTAATTTTTGGGTTAAAAAGCAGGAAAACAAACAGCACGGCTATCGCCCCAGGGCCGCCGCTCATTGCCAAGTCAATTATCCATGCTTCCATTTTTTACGTTCCTTTCGACTTCGCTATTGTACCCCCGACGCCCGCCCCGTATCCGCATGCGCCGCCGAATAATCATTATAGCCGAGAGATACCGTCAGCCATTGGCCTCGTAGACTCCCCCGGCTATCTCTTCGCGCTCACTACTTGTACCGCTAAAAAAGATAATTATGTCACTCTCCGTTTTTTGCCTTAGCCCTGAGAGTATATTTTTTCCCAATTGGAACTGTCATCGAATCACCCCCGGCCCCGCCCCAATCCGCATATGTTCCCCACCATGCCGCTGTTCCGAATGAATCCACTCCCGGAATGTTATATGCGTATTTCCCGGTTGTCGAATCCTGCACGGCGAATTTGGTGTACGCGGGATTGCTGTTAACATTGACAACCCATTTTAGGATTGTGTTAGTAGGGAATGATATTGTCGGCGCGCCCGGAATATTTGCGTAGGTGTAACACGAATCCGCCGCGCTGAATTGCCCGTCAATTTTCCCGCCGATAACTTTCACCCGCGCCCCGAGGTGCTGGTTCGGAGTGAACCCCCCGATACGCGCCGATAGTGTGCCCGCTGCGAGCGTCCCTACTGATATTTTCACCCCGGTAATGGTGTCCCACACTTCGTATCCGGTTTCACTATCACAATGCTCTGTCCATGTCACCACGATTGAATCAGCGGCGATCCCCACCGCTAACACTGAGGAGGGGACATAGTCGTATTTTGCAAACCGTATTTTCAGACTCAGGGAGTCCAGTTGTACCTCTCCGTAATTTGTCGGAGACGTTGCGGCTTGGTCAAGTGAGGAGAGCAGGGTAAAACGGAGTGTATCCGACTTTGCGGCGGAGACGGCGCTATCCCCGAATGCGCTCATGGGTATTCGCATCGTCGTAGAATATGATGAGGAGGAAAACGTTCCAAGCAGGTTGTCAATGGAGTACGCCCCCGAGGAGGCCCATGTCAACCAGTTCCAAAATCGGCTTTCAACCGGATGTGGAGAAGCCCAATTCCCTTTTGCCGCCACGAAATTGAAGTCTGTACTGGAACTGTCCACCTTGCCATACGCATAGAGGGAATCCGCTATAGGCCCGGACATGGCGGGAATGATGAACCTGGCCCAAATCCGCGCGATATAATAGTTCCCGGCGTTCGCTTGTCCGAAATAGCAGGGTACGGATGCCGAAGTGATTTCTGCCGTTGTGCTGTCGTTTCGCGCCGTCAGGTATGTGGCATCCATAGTGGTGAGGGAACCCATCTGACGCGCCGCGCCGAAGTACGATGACAGAACGCGGGTATAGACATTCCCCGCCGTGACCGTTACCCATGAATAGGCCGTCTGTACGCCGTCCGCGTTTCGCGCCACGACTCCTACATAGTGCTGGATGTTATTGGTCACCAGTTGAATATTGAGCGCCGTCCATTGCGCATAGGTAAGCCATGCGGCGCTTGTATCATCCGCAATTCCATCCGTTCCTACCCACTTTTGTAGCGTGGAATCCCGGATAGCCCATGTTGTGGCCGCTGGATTGCTGTTGACAGTCCACGAGGGTATCGCTATCGTAGAGTCGATGAACGAGAGCGCGAACGAAGAGGGAGCCGCCGCGAGAGTATAAAGAGTATCGGCATTGGAATAACCAAAAGTCGTCAGTGAATCCACCCTCACCCGATAATGATATTGCGTATTGAGGCTTAATCCAGATATGGTATTGGTAGTATCCATTTTCGCAAGGGATTTTACCCATGTTGTCCCTGTGAATATTCGTAATGAATCCACCCCGGAAGTATGATTATTCGTCCAAGAAGCTGTTATGCTATTCACTGTTGGCGAATGGAGAACAAACCCAGTGGGAACTGTAGTGTATTGAGGGGTATAATAGACCTGCAAATATAATGACGCGGGGTCACTATATATGTACTCATTTAAAGTTATTGTTGACACCGCATTACCAATATCACGTCCCGACAACAGCGAAAATTTGCTATACCCAGTAGTATTTATTTCACCAAGTCCCGTTGCATTAAGTGTAAACCTCAGACTGTCACCGGTTGTAAAAGTTGTCGTACTTATCGAATCGGCAAGGTCTGTTATTGTATATGCACCACTACTTGCCCATCCCGTAAAATCATTATACCAATCCACTGCTATGTCACCGGCTGTATCCCATGTCCCCTCAATAATGTGCAACGCAAAATTAGTGGCTCCTTGATCATCTCCGCAGCAAAAAATAATTTTCCCACTATCGATAGTTGCAACGGTAGATAATGATGACGTATCAAATGTAAGTTTGCTACGCCAAGTTTTATGAAAAGTCCCTGCATCCCAAGCTTGTCCTATATACAGAGTCGCCGTTGATACACTTGTGCTCGATGTAGCATTTCTAACATTCTCATATGTATCATTCCCTGATTGATTGCAATATCCAGTTTTTGCCGCTGTACGCCCTATAATTGCAACACTCGGGTCAACCGTCACCGGCCATGCGGCCCCGTCCGTGTCCACGTCCGCCGTCAATATCCCCTTGTCCAGCGCCGCCCTGACCGGAACCTGCCTTCCGTTCGCATCCGTCGCCGTGATTACCGGAATCGAGAACGCCTTCTCGCCGTCGCCATTTATCACAACCCAGCCGCCGTTCTCGCCGTCCCGGATTGCACCATCCACTATCAATTTCCACGAGAGTATTTTCGATGATTTCTCAGAGAGAATCACCTGCTCTTTCACCCCCCGGCGAGTCGATTCGACTTTGATTTCCACGCCGGTTGTATCGAATAGCGCCTCAAATTCAATACTCGCCTTACCGCTCTCGAAGCGGTAATCTTGGGGCTTGTCTTCGGAGAACTCCGCCACATACGGCCCGGCCTGAACTTCATACGGACGCCCCCCGGTGACAACGCCCCAGGCGTACCGTATGAATGGTTTCGGTTTCACCGTGGGATCGATCTTCCTCCATACCGAGTCACCCGCCGCGCGGTAATGAATCGGTTCCGTGTAGATGTGCGCCACAAGAACAGGCGCAATAGATTCCCCGCCGTCCTTCGTTCTCACCGTATCCATCTTGCCGGTGTAAAACGACTCGCTGGTCTCCGAGCGGAACATCACCGCTTCGTTCGGGGCAATGAAATCCGGCGTGGTGTCACTGACAGTTCCTTCGTATCCCGCGCCCGCCGCCGCTATAACAATCGCAATCGCGGATATGCTCTGTTTCACGTCCATTAATTTTATCTCCTATTTTATCCGAGCGTCCGCGTTTCCCGATATCGTTTCCATTTTCTTTTTTGCGCTTCACTCATATTCTTTTTTGCTTCTTCTGTTGCATGTCCGCCAGTCAATGTTTTTCGTATCTTTTCTCTTGTTTCTTCACTGGGTATCTTCCCAATGTTTGCGGTTCTGAATTTGGCCCTTGTTGATTCCGATACCGGGTGACCTTTTAGTGATTCGCTTGTTCTTTTCCTAGATTGCTCGGTATGTTTTTGTAAACCAAGCCGAAAAGCATGAAGTCTATTTTCGCTTGTTGTTACCCATTCAAGATTATCAAGATTGTTATTTGTTTTGCATCCGTCAATGTGATTAACTTCTCTTTTGTTTTCTTTGTTTGGGACAAAGGCGACCATCATTATTCGATGGATAGGCGTGGTTTTCCCCCCAATAGACACCGAAGGATAACTCCCACTGGCAAGTGCGGGCTTTAATATTTTCTCATAAACCTTTTTCTTCCCACCATAATTGTGCCGTACATATCTTTCAATACTTTTTACTCTTCCGAGATTACTTACTTGGTACTGGTTTTCATATCCTTCAACATCTTTCCATTCTTCCATTATTTACCTCCTTGAAAGGTTATTTTGAAGAGGGTTATCCGAAGTTCAAGGCATCGGAAAGGCTGCGCGGCCCTGTCCCCCCTATATTATGTATTTGTTATATTGAGCGTACTTCCCCCATACGCCCGCTCACGATATACTCGGCTACCCCAAGCGCGGTTTGCACCGTATATCTCAGCCGGTTTATCCCGTCAATGACCGTCGAGGGAATCCCGGCAGTTGTCACCGCAACCCACGTTGCCGGAGCCGTCTCATATTCCCACCCGACGATACTTTCTACTGCCTTTTTCGGATACCCGGATACAAGCGTCGTTCCGTCAGACTCATAAACGTATATCTCCGGGAAACCCTTGCTTCCACCCCTCAAATACGGTATGATTCCCATAAAAACCGGCGTCGTATCCTCATCCCATTCGCGGGAGTCCGCATTTGTCCAGGTGATTTTCCCCGGTCTGTTATTGACCGTAAAATCGGCGCTCTCCACCCAGGCCCCGGCGTCACCTTCCGGGTCAAGCGCCCGTATCCGTAACCGCGCATCAAGTTGATATTCACTTTCCCCGGCGTCTGTATATGATGCCCAATGAAACGTATGCGCAATTCCAGCGGTACTGGTTGTCAATCCTGTTTTAGCATCCCCACCCGTTCCCTTTGTAGCCGTGGCCCAATTCCCACCGGAATCTTCGGAATAATCTACCTCAATAGATGAAGTGCCCGAAGCGTAGTTTTTGAGAGTATAATCAAAAATAATGTCGCCATAATATTCCGCTGTCGATGCCTCTGGAACCGTGGGGCTTGTGCTATCAATCGTTACCCCCAGTGTTGCGTCAACCTTTGTATTTCCCCCAGTGACTTCCCGTTCCAAATTCGCCGACATGTACCCGTAGTCAATATCCGGCAGCGTGTTCATCGTCGCCGATTCCGCAGAATACCCGGAGTCAACATCGAGTTCATTTCTCGCATTTGCGGCGAAGGTATATCCCACGAAATCAGTGAGACCCGTCACCTCTACCGACGCCCCCCATGCGGCAAATGTTCTAAATGCTTCCGCCACATCGAGCGTTCCATCCCCCTGCACATACCTGACAGTCGGCCCGGTATAGGTCGCCCGGAGCGAGTACGTCACCACCGCATCATTGCTGTTTTCTGTGAACGCAAAGGTAATCGTTCCCGAACCATTTGATACGAACGTCGGAACTGTCGGAATATTTGGGTCGCTTGCCCCGGTTGCGCCTGGCCCGAACTCTGTTTCCGTAACGGTCATTTATACCTCAATCGCTTCTATTTCAATTGTTGCTTTCGCGGGATTTGGATTCAATTTTATGCACATCCATTTCTTCCGTTCCGTAACCGCCGTCCCGAAGAGGTCGTATATTCTATCTTCCCGCACGTTTATGTAATCGCCGAGTTCAAATCGGAGCGCGGATATTCCCGCCGTAAACCGGAGAATGTACCGGCGCTTGCTTAACCATACCACTAACCGTTCCATGAGGCGATTAGCGGTACTTTCGTCTCGTATCGCCCATGCCTCCACGGTCAGGGTGTTGCGCGTCAGAAGGGCCGTTTCCGATGCCGTACAGAGGGCTTGAAGCGCCGCTGGCGTGTAATCGGATAGATAGCCCTCGGTGAGATTGTTTCCGTCCGTGTTGCATGTCAATACTTCAGCATAATCGCCAGTTGCGTAATTCTGTTTGTATTTCAAAACAAAGTCATTTTTGCAATCATCCATCGGCATCCGGGAAAGAAAATCATTCCCGGCGTGAAGAATAGGATGGTTTGTGAACGTCCCCGCCGACGGTTCCCCGGTGATGGTGAAAATGTCGAGAACACCGGGAATATCGGTTCCACTATTTGGGAAGAACGCGGCGGCGTCATACGCCTTGACTGTGAGCCGGTCTTGCTCATCCCACCAAAGGAATAGCCGGGCCTGATATGCAAGTTCATCGAGGAGTTCGCGGGCGGGTTTTCGGTCGAGCAATTGAAACGCGAACACGTCCCCATCAATGGCCGTCGCCGCCGCGTCAAATGCGGTGGTATCAATTTCAGCGGTGAGCAACCCCATTTCATCACGCCCGATGGATTCAATCACGTGCGCGGGATTTTCTATAAGGTCACCAGAATCATAGGAATTGGTACGGTCAACGGCGTCAATCCAGGAACCGTATTCCATGCCTTTAGAATCAAGAAATATTTCTGTCGGTTTTTCATCTTCGGGCATGAATATTCTGACTTGCAAATTACTAATACGAAAGTTGCCAGCCCCGACTGTCTGGTCAATGCGGAGAATGTATTTGCTCGGGTCATCTGTGAATAGGGTCAGCGGAACACATTTTTGACCGGTAGTACCTATCACCCCGCCGGTAGTTTCTATTTCAGCGCCGCGGCTTAATATTTTATACGTCTGTCCCGTTTCCTCCGCAAGCTCCCATTTCATTAAAAGGCTATTATCATCGTTTACTGAATCAATCGGCCATTCGCCCGCATTAACTCCCCCGGTAACTATAAGTAAGTCATCCTCACTTATACCAGCCCCCAAAAATGATGCTGATGAACTCTGAAAATAATACCCTCCGAGGTATGTAAATGACGAACCATCTGTTCCACTCGCACTTAACAATTCAACGTCGAGTTCCCGTAAACTCACCGAAAGTGTTCCTGCTCCGGTTTGAACCATATCGAAAACAACTTCCACACGATCCCGTTCCGAAAAAGAGCCTTGCTGTTCAAAGCCACATTCAAAGTATGCGTTTGCCCCATCCAGTAATGCATATTGAACCGTTGTTCCTGAATAAGCATATTCGGGATTCACCGCATCTTGCCGAACAATCCGGGATGGAATTACCGAAAATGCCCGCCCGATAAATTCCTCATTTCCTAATACCGTTCCATCTGTACTATGAACAGTACGCAGTGCCGGAGTAAACTCTATATATGTACAGCCGTTCGCTCCGGTTTGCGAAACTCCAATGCTTACCCAATATCTTTCAAATGTTTTCCGGCTTCCATTCCAAAGCGCGGGGACACTGTCCGACACGTTATTGATAACACTACCAGCTATCAAAAGTTGGCCTGGGTTTGCATACGACCCACCATAACTTTTTACCACTAATCCCGGAATATAACCCCGTAACCCAAGCGCTCCCACCGGCCCAGGGACGGCGGGATTATCTCTCCCGATTCCATCTTTTTGCAAACCGTAAAGCGTATCGTAAAATTCACCATAAACGACCGGATAACCTTTGCCCATATTATCTTCCGGGCAATCTGGAAAATCCTCTTTTGTAGTAACATTTGCCGGTATCATGCAGTTTTTCTTATGGTCATTCTGTTTTGCCGTTCCCGAAAAAGCCTTGTTGCCAATTTCATATGAGTCAAGAACGCCTTTCCATACCGCGTCAATTGTGGCGTTTGTGATTGTTGCCGGGAGTGTTTCCATGCCGAACAGGATTTCCACATTCTGATTATCAAGCGTCTGTGAATTGTATCGGAGCTTCAATCGCGCCGTGGACGCCTCAAATTGCACATATTCATTACCGGAAGGGGCCGCCGCGTTCGTAGTATCCAGATTTGACATGAGCATGAGTTTGAAATATCCACCTGTAGCCCCTACTATCGCCGCCCGACCCGCCGTATTGAGACGGAGATATACCGTTGTCCCGTACTCCGCCGTTGTCCAAGATTCTATGAGATTCGTAATAAACGAGGTGTAGTCCCCGCTTGCCTGCCATACGGAAAAATTATTGAAGTCCGCCGCTGTTATCGGAGCCGTCCATGTTCCCGCTACCCCGATGAGAGTGAAGTCTGTGCTGGATGAATCGCTCATCCCCGTCACGGCAATATAGGCGTCCTCACAACTTGTCACCCCAGCAAGGATTGCAAATTCAAGTGGCGCTCTCCATACCGTACAGTAATTTCCCCCGACGTTCTTGTATCGCCCGATAACGAGCGCCGGGGTCTGATAATTTGTCGCCGTTATGGAGTTACGCACTGTTGAATATGATACGCCCGGAAGTCCTTGCGTCATTAACCTTCCGGCCCCCATGACTACCCCTGACACGTATGGCGCAATATCCGCTTCCGTGCATAGTGTCAACCGCTCATCGAGGATGATTCGGTTGAACGTTGCCCCGGATACTTCAGCCATCCCGCCCTCTGGACGGATGCTCTGATTTATTGTGCCTAATGTCTCTATGCGGTCTTCGTATTCGCCGGTTGCCTTTGTGCTTTGGCAAAGGATAGTGTTGTCCAACGAGTCGGAAACCCGCACAAAAAGGCGCGGTTTTATCCCTTGCGAGAGATAGAGGGTATCGGATTGATTAAGAGGGGTTCTCACTTTGTCCCCAAATGAATTTCATCCTGATTAATATTAACCGGATATACCGTTATGGTTACGGTTATAAGTTCATTAACATGATAATATGGTTCTATGGATATTATCCCTGTGAGTTCTTTCCCGTCGATTATCACTTTTGGATAATGTCTGTCCGCTTTCATTGCCTGTGCCATTTTCTCCCCCGATTTATACCTGTTTCAATTCCACCGTACACCGCATCCAGCGCCCACTCTCCGGTTCAAAAGATACCGCGTTTGACATGAGCCTCACCGTGCGTACCGTGCTGTTTTCATCAGTCCATTGAAATGTATTCACCCTTGAAACGACAAGGAAAAATGCTTTCGCGTCCGCCATATCATACTCAGCGGCTACCTTCGTTCTGGGAACGATGAATGAAAACCTGAAATGATATTTCAATGCGCTATAATCTAACACATAATCGGAGCCGCCAATAGACGTTGCCATTTCGTCATTGAAACGGAGTTCATCAGAGTCCGACGCCATGTGCCCTGCGGTATCGAAGACAAGAGACGATGTCGCCGTTGCCACTGTGGGATAGTCAAAGCGATTCGTTGCCATATGAATTTGGCGCAGGGGACTGTCGGGTTCAGCCGACAGAGGAATACGCCTACTCCTTCTTTAAAAAAACTCTTGCATTATGTATCTGTCGTGGGTATATTATAAAGCATGGACAGATACGCGAAAAATACAGGGGCTGTTTTTAGTCTAAAACTACACATTGTCTGGTGTCCGAAATATCGCCGTAAAGTATTGGTTGGAGACATCGAACGCAGACTTACTGAACTTCTGCACGGCAAGGCATCCGAAATTGGGCTTGCAATTCATGCGCTCGAAGTAATGCCGGATCATATTCATGTTTTTATAGAACATGACCCCACAAAATGTGTTTCCGAAATCGTTGCCCGTTTGAAGGGTTATACAAGTCACGTCCTTCGGGATGAATTCCCTTCCCTGAAAAGCCGTCTCCCGACACTGTGGAGCCGGTCGTATTACGCCGGTTCCGTTGGTTCTGTTTCTGAATCCACCGTGAAGCATTACATTGAGTCTCAAAAAGGGAAATAGATGCACAGAAGTTTTAAATACCGTCTTTACCCGTCCAAAGAACAGATTGACGCCCTTGATCAGACTCTTGAGACGCATCGCCATCTCTATAACTCCGCATTAGCTTGGCGTGAAGGCTTGTACGAGACGGGCAAAATGTCGGTAAAATATTCTGAACAATCGGCGAGACTTACGGCGGTAAGAACTAAAGATGAACACCTTTCGCAAGTCAACTTTTCCTCTTGCCAACATACCCTTCGCAGACTCAATACCGCTTTCCAAAATTTCTTTCGCCGCGTGAAGGAGGGGGATAAACCAGGTTATCCTCGGTTCAAGGGCATAGGCCGGTTCGATTCCGTGCGCTTCACCTATGCCGATGGATGCCGAATTAAAGGCCGCCAACTCGCCCTGCAATTCATCGGAGCGGTGAAGGTGAAGTGGCATCGAGAAGTTCCAGAAGATGCCCGCATCATGTCCGCAACCGTGTCCAGAAAATCCGGAGAATGGTATGTGTCCTTCTCCTGCGAACTTCCCGATGTTGATATTATCCCTTCTCTTAACCCCCCCGTAGGAATTGACCTCGGATTGAAATCTTTTCTTGTCACTTCCAATGGCGAGTTTGTTGACGCCCCCCGTCTCTTCCGGAAAGCACAAAAGAAACTTCGCATTGCGCAACGCGCTCTCGCCCGAAAGAAGAAGGGGAGTAATCACCGCAAGAAGGCTGTGCGCCGTGTTGCTAAACTTCATCATCACATCGGAAATCAGCGCCGTGACTTTCACCACAAAACAGCTCGAAAACTTGTCACTCAATACGGTTTTATTACTCATGAAGATTTGAATGTAAAAGGACTTTCCCGTGGTATGTTGGCGAAGTCCGTCAATGATGCGGGTTGGGGCAATTTCCTCTCTATTCTCCGATTCAAGGCAGAATGCGCCGGTGTCGAAGTGGTGGGAGTGAACCCAGCTTACACTACGCAGGCATGCCACTCTTGCGGGTGCATTCCCGCAAAGAAGGTGCTTCTGAAAGACCGGGTTTATCATTGCGACTCCTGCGGGTTAGTAATGGATAGGGACATCAATGCTTCCCTGAATATTTTATCAGCCGGGACTCGGCTATCGGGCGTCAACGTAGAGGTTGTAATCTCATGCGTAGCCTGAGAAGCCGTCGCTTTCAAGCGACGGAGTGGTCACTATTTCAACTTGCCTTCCCGCATAGCTTGCCTGAATAGCCGGGCAAATTCATCGGTTGTCATTGTGCTACCTTTATCCCCAAGTGGAGGCGGAGTAGGCGGCGCAACAGGTTTCGATGATACTGGAGGAGCAGGATTAGATACTTTCTTTGCCACGATACCCCCCTTTTTAAGCTGTCTTTCTTACCTTGATTCGCCCGTCGCGTTCGCACCGCTTGAATTGTTTCGCGAACTCATCGTCGGGCAAGCCTGTCATTTTCGCCGCATCCGCTTGGTTGATACTGATAGACCAATGAGAGTTATCGTTTACGGTCGTGGTATTCCCCGCCGCCTGTTTCGGGTAGTTTATCTTCACCGGAGACGGGCCGGAATAGGCTGGCGCGGGAATGGGCGGTACATCTACCCCCAGACGCGGAATGGAAGGCATGGACACCGAGAGCGGCGCCATTTCAGGGGATGTCAACCGGGGTATCTCCGGCAATTCGAGCTTAGGAATTACAGGAGCCTTGAATTGAAGTATCTCGGGTTTCTGAACGTTCAATGTCGCTATTTCAGGCAATTCTATTTCAGGCATTTTGGCAATATTCAATTCAGGAAGTTCAGGAGCCACAAACTTCGGAACCTTAAATTGGAGTATCTCAGGTCTCTGCATCCGCAAGGCTTCAAACTTCGGGGCCTTAAGTTCAGGAATAGACGGAACTTTGAGCGCGGATAGTTTAGGAGCTTTCAATTCTGCCATTTCAGGAATAGTCACTTTCAAGGCCGCAATATCAGGAGCCTTGAGTATTATCGGTTCGGGCGCGGCAACCTTCAAAGGCGCTATTTTAGCCGCCTTCATCTCTGGTATTTCAGGAGCATTGAACGGTAGTATCTCCGGCACTTTCGGAAGTATCCGGCCCGCCGTGTTCGGGACAAATAATTCAGCCCGCTTTTCGCCGACGATATAGGGTTTATCTTTTTCAACAGGGCCGCCAGTGGCACGGAAGAATACGCTCTTAAAACCAGCTAAGAATCCTTCCGCCGCTGTCCCGGAACCGGGAACTAGTATATTGAATATGGCCGCCATTACCCCTGTTGCCGCCGCCTCCAGTGCCATATTCGCAAGCATATTTTTGAAAGCCAGCCCGATATTGTCGAATGTATTCCCGGACTGCTGTAATGCGTTCGCCATTACCCCACCCCACGCCCGCCCAAATGATACCGCATCATCCATCATCCCTGTTGTAGTCTTATGGTTAATTCCGATTAACGTCTCTGAATGTATCATCGCCGCTTGTTTTCTCTTGCGGTCGTATTCATCTTTTAATATTTCCTGGGCTTCAAATTGTTCCCGCAATGCATCGGTTTCCGCCTTGTATCTGTTTTTTTCATTCTCTATATCATATGCCCCGGTCTGTGTTGTAGATGGGCTATAAATAGATGAGAAAGCATTCTCCGCCTGCATATCTTTTAGCTTATTCTGGAATTCTCTTACATCAGATAATATCTTTTCGTTATTGAGTTTTGTTGTATTCGCTTTCTCTGCATTCTTCAAATGCCATAATGCTACAATTCCATCCAACCCCAATAAATCAGTATCACGAATTTTACCTATAAATTCTTGTTCCGCTTCCGCCATACTTTTTTCATAATCATTGCGAATAAAACTTATCTGCTGATTTTTAAAATCATTATTTAGTGAATCCATCAATGCCGCATGAGCAAGCATGTTTTCCTGGTCAACGGCCAATATTTTTAACCCATGCGCTTTTTCTATCTGTACTATCGCCGCGCCATTATCTTTGTATCTTGTTTTTGCATCTTCAAACCAGTCTTCAATAGCGGATAGTCTTTTTGCTTGCTCATTTACAAGCAAATCCGTTTGCGCTTGATTCGCTTCTCTCGTGGCTTCGCGAAGTTGTGACGCAAGAGCTTTTGCATTTTCTAACGCCGCCGCCTGTGTAGCCTTTAAATCTTCCTTATCTTGTTTAATGGTAGGAGGTAAAACCATTTTGAGCTTGGTGAGGTTATCATCATATTTTGGTGCAACTTTACTTTTGTACCCCGGGAGTTCAGGTTCAAAAGCCCTATCATAGTCGGTGTAGTCTCTCCACCGTTTTGCGCGAAGTTCATCATATCGCTTTTTTATGGCCATTTCCTTAAGGAGTGGCTGATCATCTATCCCATTCATCCCGACCCCCATCCCAACTATCGGTGTCCCCCTCTTCTCGATTTCTTTCATTCTCTGAATATGACCTTGATACGCCTTTTCTGTCTTGTTGTAATAATCGTCCCTAAGTATCTTTTTCGCAATTAACTGTTTATTTAATATATCTGTATCTTGTTTATACTGGTAATTCTCCTCATTAATCTTATCTTGCATACCTCCACGCCTATCTATTTGTTCCTTTAGTGCTTCGATATTTTCAAAGCTCATCCCCTCAATTTCTTTGAGTTCCTTACGGATAGCCATGACTCCCATAATCACAGCCCCAACCGCACTGAATATCCCAAATGTCGTAAGTGTAGACATAACCGCCGCCCTCAATCCCACTTGCGCGGCTGTGAGTGACGCCGTTGCCGCCGTCTGAGCCGCCGTTGCTTGTGCTATCCCTTTGCCCGCCGCCGTTACCGCTTTCGCCGCATTAACCTGTTCCTTGCCCGCCATTTTCGCCGCATTCGCCGCGACTGTATATTCGGCTTTTAAACTTGCCCCAACCGAGGCCGCGCCGATAGCGGCGGTAGATGTTGTTCCCGCTATAGAGGAGGCTTTCGCGACGTTCGCAGCCGCTACCGCGTGAGACTCCGTAGCAATCTTCACCATCTTAGCCGCTTGACTTTTCTGCCTTTCGGTATTGGCAAGCGCGGCTTGTAATGCTGCTTTTTCTGACTTTGCGCTCGCGTTTATCATCGCAACGTCCGCCGCCGTTTTTGCGGTCATTGCCTTTCTTGCGGCTGAGGCTGCTATTTTTTCCTGTTCTACCGCTTTCTGCATACTCGCTTTTAACGCTTCCGCGCCCTGCGCATTCTGCACAACCATCGACGCAACAGCCGCCCCTACGTTCGCATATCTCATCTGTGCGTTCGCCGCTGACATTGCCCCCGCCGCTGACTCCACATTATATTTTGCTACCTGTACCGCTTTTATGGCCTCCCCTTTCCCTCCCATGAATCCTATCACCCCCATAACCCCCTCCATAGCCGCCAGACCCTTCAATGCATCCTTCAACATCCCTATCAAATGAATGAAGTTCTTTAGCCAGGAGAATATCGCCGCATATGCAGCAACCTTGACTATCATTATTATCGTGTTTCGGCATGCGTATAGTGCCTTTGACACACTGATGAACGATTCAATAACGCCGCCCATCCATTCAGCGATTTGCTGCTTGTTCTGTTTTATCCATTCATTGAACTCCTTCAATTGCGCTATGATATTCGGGAAAGCAATGTCCCCCATAATTCGCTGTAAATCCATCCAGTTGTTTTTCATAATCTGGATTTGCCCCACATAGGTATTCTTCATCCGTTCAATTTGGCCACCATACCGCTCTTTCATGCCTTCAAACATTGCATCAACAGCTTTTCTCCCATCAACACTTATGTTTCCGATATTCGCTATCTGCTGGCCTGTTAAATGCAGTTTTTCCCGGAGAATATCATACGCCGGAATACCGCGCTCTGTTAATTGCAAAAGCTCTTCGTAATAGACCTTCCCTTTTGTGATGATTTGCCCGAGAGCGCGGGAAATACCGATTAGGGCCTCTTCTCCTCCAAGAGAAGAGGAAGCGTCCACAAGAATTTGCATTTGTTCAACGGTGGGCTGCAGGTTCATTGCGGTCATACGGCGGAATGAATCAATCGTAGCGGAAAGATTTACGGGTAGGTCAAGAGCAAATTTATTCAGTTTCCCAAACCATTCCTCACCATGTCCTTTTGTAACGGTGTCGAGTGATATTTTTAGGACTTGGAGATTACCAGCAACATCGAGGAGTTTCTTGCCCGCATAAACGGCACTTGTCCCAAGCGCAATCAATCCGAGATTCGCGGCGGTAGAATCCATGAATTTAGGCATGAGCGACTTGAAAGATAGGGAATCAAGCGTCCGTTGCATCTCGGAAACTTGCTGTCTGGCATACTTATTCGCCGTTTTCAAGCCCATATTGAGCTTAGTGTCTCGTGCACTTATTTCCACCCATGTCTCTAAGAGGCGCACTTTTGTGCCTCCCTTTCTTCGCGCTTTCGTGCTTGCGTCGTTCTCATTTTAGCCTTAGTTTCCTCACTATGCTTTTTCCCAAGCCATAGTTTATTCCATGAGCGTTGTAATATTGGGTTATGATGTTTTCCTGTCCTTAATTCTCTTTTGTGCTGGTTTATTCTTTTTAGAATATCAACGGAACTTCCTATGTATATTTTTTGGTTTCCATTACACCAAATGCATATACTCCGCTGATATTCATTTATCCGCTCTCATTTCCTGAATTTCTTGGAAAATAACTTCTATCCGCGCCAAACAATCTATCTTGTCCTGCACTCCACATAATTCCATCACCGGAAACACCGCTGAATAGTCAAGCCCGATGATTTCCCCCATGCCCGCCACTCTCACCTGATGCGAAACCAATCCGTATACCCTGACCGCCTCCCGGTTCGCGGGAAGCGGGTTCGGGTAACACTCAGAACACGGGGGGGAGCCACCGTCGAGAGTGTACATGTTTTGACACGTTTCCCCGCACTCCTTCCCCTTGTGGAACATCCAGGAGGCGAGGCGCCTCAGTTTTTTTCTTCGGCTTCCTTCTCGGTTGCGTCAAGTTCCGTGAGCTTTTCGAGAAATACACGAACCGTCCCGGCAAATACCGGGGATTCCAGCATGAGTTTCAGCTTGTGTTCCGTGGTACATTCCAGCGGTTTTCCATCAGCGGTTTCGATACCTTCCCATGTAACGATTACAGAATCCCACATGAGCGAAAACGCTTTGTCATTGTCTGGTTCATCGAAAGAGAACCGCTGTCCAACCTTGTACTCAACCTTAGGTTTCATTGTTTTTTTGGTAATGGAAATGGCTTCTCTCGTGGAAAGGGAGCGGAGACATATCCGCCCGCCATCCTTGAAATCGAACCATGTTCCGGGATTGAGATTTTCGAGATCAAATTTCATAACTCCCCCTGATTTTTTACCACGCGGATGTTTTTGCAACCAGCGTCAATACCCCGACGCCCTGAATATCGAACTTCTGCGTTACTATATCACCGGAAGGCCAAGTGATATTCGATGCGGTTACAAGAGCCAACCCTTCATAGAAATAAGATGGGGTTCCGGCGGAAGGAATCGCCACATAGGGCTTGAAAAACCGTACCCATTGATATGTGCCGGTTACGTTACCAGCCCATATGGAAGTTGTGCCCCACAATACATCCGATTCACAATACAGCCGTTCTGCCGTCCCTTTCCATTCGGTTGTGCCGGGGATAAAGGTTTTTACGCCCGCTTCGGTTAAACTGGTAGATTCCGCCGGATTCATTACAACATCCAGCGTCCATGCCGTAAATCCGAATGGAGCGCCACCGGGAGCGTTCTGGTAAATTAGAATCAACGGCCCAGCATCCCCTATTGTAGGGGGTGCAGTGAGCGTAAGTGCGCCCGCCGCTACCCCACCTGATGCGATAGTCAGCGGTGTCCCGTTTGTATCATTCGCTACCGACCCGACTATCTCAATCTTTTGATCTTGAATAAATCCGGCAGTGACAAAACCGCTATCACTATCGGTAATTCTAGACGGAGATATGGCGAATGCAAGCGTTCGCGCCCTTATGATTCCTTTGGCCGCATAAAAGGCCCCGTTTTTGCCGTGTTGAGGTGCTGCCGCCATTTTGTCGCCCCCTTTCTTTGATTATGCCTGGGCGATAACAAGAGCGCCAGTCCCCTGAAACGAATAATCCACGGTGGCGATATTATCTTTGTTCACCGATACCGCCATATTGGTAATCAAAACGCTTCCGGTATAGGTATTCGATGCCGCGACGGTGAGAACCAACTCCGCCGCCGCCTGCGTTACAACCGCCGTGTTTGCGGGGTCGTAATTGGTTTTGAGTGTGCCTTTCCATTCGGTTGTACCGATGATAAACGCCTTTACACCCGCCTCGGTGAATGTAGTACTGTCCGCCGGGTTCATGGTGTAATCGAGCGTCCATTCAAGTACCCCCTGAGTAACCGTGGTGAAAGTTATGCTCCCACCTTTTCCATGTTTCGGTGCTGCTGCCATTGTGTTGCTCCTTTCTGTTGTGGTTCCGGGCAAACAAAAACGGGCAAGCATAGAAGGTATAGGCTCCTATACTGCCCGTTTTTGCTTCTTGATCGTGTACTTAGGGTGGCCGCCCACCGCACAGACCCGGAATGTTAATTGCGCATTACTGCGTTATTCTCGCCATGTTCACTTTTTTAACCATATAGTTATAAATATATG